GAGAACACGACCACAAGGAGCCGTTCAGGGGTGACGGCGGCATCCAGTTCGAGCCAGTTGAAGTGTAGCATCCCATAACACCAAAGGCAGGTGATGCCTCTCGCAAGTCAAAACGAAGTGTCTCGACTGTGGCGCGGTGTTCGAGCGGGCCATGGCCGTCGGTGTCGCAGGTGAGAAGAAGCGCTACCTCTGCCCGGAGTGCAAAAGCGACCGGATACGGCTGCAATTCCCGAGCCCGTTCAAGGACAATGGTGAGCTGAACTTAAAAATAACGGTGGAAGAAATTGAGAGTGACGAATAAACGTCGCTCTCTTTTTTATGCATAATAACTAACCAGCAACCGCGGGGCCATTAGGAACCGACGGGGGCAACAGGAGGAACCAAAGATGAGTGAAGAAACCAAAAACAACGCAACTGCCGGGACTGAAGAACAGCAGGACCAGCAGGGGCAAGAGCAGGAACAGCAGGAGCAGGAAGCGGAAAGGCTGGAGATGACCAAGGAAGAGTATGAAAAACATCTCCAGGCAGAGACGGACAAGCGGGTCAACCAGGCACTCAAGACCGCGAAGTCCAAGTGGGAAAAAGAGTTCCAGCAGAAGGTGGAAAAGGAACGCCAGGATGCCGAACGCCTGGCCCAACTGTCTGCCGAGGAACGGGAGAAAGAGCTCCTTTCCAGGCAGCAGGAGCAGCTGACCGAGAAGGAAAAGGCGCTGAAGAAACGGGAGCTGAAGCTGACGGCCATTGACATTCTGGACGAAGAAAATCTCCCGGTAACTTTTGCGGACCAATTGTTGGGTGAAGATGCCGACGAAACCTACGAGCGGATTACCCAGTTCAAGAAAGCCTGGCACGAGGCAATCGAAAAAGAAGTCAACGAGCGCCTCAAAGGAACCACTCCCCGTGAAGGGGAGAAAAAGCAGGACCGCCAGCCGAGCATGAATGAAATCATCCGGCAGATGGCGGGCAAATAACTAAGGAGAGTGAAGCAAAATGACTGAAATGAACAGAATGGGCACAAGCACCGGTTCTGGTCAGCACTTGACCACAGAGCATGATGCGCAGCCTTTAATCCCCGTGCAGGTAGCAAACCAGATCATCGACGGCGTCGTGGAAGGAAGCGCGGCCCTGTCGACTTTTGACCGGTTACCGAATATGAGCAGCAGGGTGAAGCGTATTCCTATCCTGGATACCCTGGGAAGCGCGGCTTTCACCAGCTCCACAACCAATGATAACGTGGATGACAGCGGGACGGATTCCCAGGTTACTGAAGAGCCCAGCGGACATAACGAGAAGCCGGGACTGAAGGACACTCACCAGATGCAGTGGGATAACGTCTACATCGTGGCCGAGACCCTGGCCATTATCCTGCCTGTTCCGGATGATGTCCTGGCCGACAGCGAGTATGACATGTGGGAAGCTATGCGCCCCCGTATCATTGAGGCGTTCCATCAGAAAATTGATGATGCTATCATCTGGGGGCAGAACCGGCCTACTAACTGGCCTTCCGGCATCGTACCTACAGCGCTGGCAAGGGGTAACGAAATCGTGGACGGAACCGGGGCAGACCTGGGTGAGGATACCAGCGATGTAATGGGTCTCCTGGAAGAGGTGGCGTACGACCCCACCGGCTGGATGGCTGCGCCGCAGATGAAAGCCAGGCTGCGGAACCTGCGGGATAACCAGGGCGGGCTGATTTTCAACAGCTCCATGCAAGCCGGAACTCCTGACCAGCTGTGGGGACTTCCCATTCAGTATATCCGCAATAACACATTCCAGTATAACCATGTGCGGCTCATCTGCGGGAAGATGAACGAAGCTAAGTTCTCCATCCGTCAAGACCTGACCTTCAAGCTGTTCAAAGAAGGCGTCGTGTCCGATGCTGACGGTAACGTGGTTCTTAACCTGATGCAGCAGGATTCCCAGGCCATGCGGGTCACCATGCGCCTCGGCTGGGCCGTTCCCAACCCGATCCACAAACTGCGCTCGACCAGGGCGACAGAATATCCCTTTGCCGTCTTGACTTCTTAAGGGGGTGAAGTGAAATGGGTAGATATCCATACGGTGGAACGAAAAGGGTAGGACTGCAGGAGTTACAGACCTATCGCGGCGAGAAATTGCTTACGGCTTATGAGGTTCGGGTGGGGCATTATCACTTTGAATCGGATTCGATAAGTGATGATGTCTTCCTGGCGGCGACGGAAACTAAAGAAATAGAGGAGCAGACCCTGGAACCGGCGAACCAGCCGGATGTCCCCAGGAGCTTGCGGATTAATGTGGACTCCAATGCGGCAGGGGTGGATGTTACCGTTACCGGAACGAATGCCGCCGGGGAGTCGATCACCTATGAAGGCACGGAGTTGGCCAGCGGGGACACTGATACCCAGGAGTGTTTTGCAACTATCGAGTCCATCACGATTGGCACCGATGACCCGACGCTCGGCAATGTTAAGATCGGCAACAACCGGCGCATCGGGATGCCTGGGGTATTCAGGCATGACCCGGTGATTAAGGTTTTCGTGGACAATGACGAGGTGGATGAAGGGGACCAAGCCGGGGAATACCAGTTTAACGTAAATGATGATGCGCTGGAGCAGAATTACGTTGAGTTCGGGAGCGGTGTAGACATCACTGACCCAACCGATGTATATTTCCTGATTCCCCAAGTCCCGGTAGCAGATTAGAGGGGCCGTTGCGCCCCTCTTATTTTTTAAGGTGGTGAAGCGTATGGCGTATCGGACAATAGGCGAGAAAGCTGTTTACGGTAGCGAATCTGTCGGCACTACTGCCGTTGAGCTCTGCGTGGGAAGTGAAGCGATAACTGGCCGGACCGGGCTTTATATCCACAACAATGATGACACCACTCCAATATTCATCGGCACAGACGATGACGTTAGCGCCAGCAACGGGTTCCCTGTCCCGGCAGGGGAGTCTTTGTCCTTGAAGCTGGAGCCAGGGCAGGAAGTTTACGCGATAGCGGAGTCCAGCTGTGATGTCCGTATAATTGAGGTGTAGCAGATGGAACTTCCTCCAGGGTTCACGGTAGAAAATTCCGGGGCCGTTTTCCTGGTCCTGGTATTCAGCGATTTCGTAATAAAAGTTCCCCGGAAAAAGTCCGGCAAATATGAGGAAAACCTGAAGCGGATTGCGGAAATCCAGAACGATCTTGCAGGGAAGGTGGATGGAGTTCTTCCCTGCACCGCATATGGTGAATACCTTGTCATGCCGAGGGCTCCGGGGATTCAGGTAAGCAAGATAAAGTCGAAGGACAAGGAAACCCGGGCCAGGGTGGAGCAGCTGAAGGAAAAAATGCTGAAAGAAATCCGGGAATGCGGCTACCACCCGAAAGATTGCGCTGGAAGCAAGAACATGTTTTATGACCGGCAACAGGACAAACTCTACATGGTGGATTTTCACCTTGTCAAAAGGGATAGCGGGAGGTGAGCGAGATGAGGGACAATCTAAGGGCCTGGGCCAAACGATGGACGAACAATGAAGACATCCCTGACGAGGATATGGAGTTGTTTCTCGATGCCGCAGAGGAAGCGCTCAAGGCCAATCCCGCTTTGCAGAGCGAATCCCTGGGTGACTGGTCCGCATCCTACCGGGAAAAAGCACCTTTATTGGCGGCTGCTCGCTGCTTCCTTGGCCACCATAAGCGGGTGAAGACGCTATGATGATATCACGGTTATATGTTCCCGGTTTTGAGCTTTGGCGGGATGCTGGAGACACGGACGAGTGGGGAACGACTGTCGAGAAGTTCGAGAAACTGAAGAAATTGGAAGGCCGCCTCCGGCCTTTATCCGGGGATTTAAGGATGTCAGCGGATAAGCAGGGAGAGTTTGCCACTCACAAATTTTACTGCCATCCCCAGGATATCCGGCCCGGCGACAGGATACGTTACCAGGGCGAAATGTTTAAGGTAAGCTTCGTTGCTGACCCGATGGACATGAACATGTTCCTGCAAGTGGAGCTGGAAATTCTTCCAGACCTTCGCTACATCTGGACACCGATGGCTGAAGCCCAGGCACAGGGGGTGGTTCCCGATGACTAAAGAGTTTGATAACACCGACAAGGCCATTGACGCGATGGACGCGGCGATGGAGAGCGCCTTGTATGCGGCGGCGGTGAAGATTCACGGGGATGCGGTGATGATGGCTCCGGTTGATACTGGAAATCTGCGGGGCTCGATTAGCTTTTCCGTTTGCGGTGGTCAGACAGAAGGAGTTGCCCACCCGGCCAGCCCGGAAGATGGGGTCGGTTCTGCGCCCCCGGATACTGCTGTGGTAGGGACTAATGTCCATTATGCTCCGCACATGGAGTTCGGCACTGCTCCGCATGAAATTGCTGTTCGGAATGCCAAGGTGCTAACCGATGGCAAGAAATTCTTTGGCAAGCGGGTCCGGCACCCCGGCACTGCCGCGCAGCCTTTCCTGGAACCGGCGCTGCGGGATAATTACAATGAAATCCAGCAGCTCATGAAAGCACAGTTCGCCAAGCGCCTGAAGGAGTTGACGAGATGATAGAAACGAAACTGCTCAATCACATCAAAGACAACGTCCCGATGGTCGGTGGCCGGGTGGACTTCCTTCGCGTCCCTCCGGGAACTGCGAGGCCGTATATCACATTGGCGGAAGTTTCGGCAGGAAGATATTATTCCCTGGACGGGTTCAGCGGGCTGTCGACTCCGGCATGGAGATGCCATGTCTGGGCCGACTCCTATCCCCAGGCAAGGCAGGTAACAGGTGAGTTGGTAAACGCTATGGAAACATGGCAAGAAGACGGAATAGCGGGATGTAGGTTGTCGTCCCGGACGGACATGAAAGATGAAGAGTCTGGCTATTATCACGTGGCCATGACTTTTGTTGTTGGATTTAACGAATAAAAGGAAGGTGAGAAGGCATGGCGACACAAGCGCGACTGGGCTACGGCACGCTACTCCAATACCGCGACAACGGCGACTGGAAGAACATCGCCGAGCGGGTGACTATCGGCGGGCCGTCGCACACATCGGATAATGTGGAAGTCACGAACATGGACAGTCCAGGCGGGAGCAAGGAATACATCCCCGGACTGGCCGATACTGGAGAGGTAACCCTGGAAGGCAACTTTATTCCAGGGGATGCTGGACAACAGCAGATGCTCAAAGACCAGAAGGACAGGAAGGTTCGGGACTGGCGGCTGGTGTTCCCTACAGCGGACGATATAGAAGACCGGCATAAATTCAGTTTTGAGGCTTACGTCCAGAACTTAGATTTTAATTATCCCACCCAGGAAGCTATGACCATTTCTGCAACCTTTAAGCTGGCAGGGGATACTACCTTGTCCATTAATTATGCGGCTGACCTGGATACTTTAACTTTGAGTAACGGAACCCTGACCCCGGCGCTGGCTGACGGCGTTTATCATTACGCGGCCACGACAGACCAGTCGACTACCAAGGTAACGGCAGAGCCGGATGATGATGAGCAGGTTTTCATCAATGGCGAGGAAGTGGACAGTGAGGGAATCTGGCAGTCCGGCGACATTGAATTGAGTGAAGGTCCGAACCGGATTGAAGTCAAGGTGACCAAGAAGGATTTGGCGCCCAGGTTCTATACTATCGACATTTCAAGGATTTAAGAGGTGAGAGCGCATGAGTAGGGAGATCCCTATAGTCCCGATTGAGCTGGATAAGCCAAGGAATATCAAATTAACAGGCCGGGCGTTTATGAACATCGAAGAATACACCGGCAAGAACTGCTTCCAGGGCGAACTATGGGAAACCATGTCGACAAAAGACCTGCTTATAACGCTATGGCAAGGGCTTCTCCACGAAGACCCAAGCCTGACCCTGGAGCAGGTGGCGGACATGTATCATCCTGGGGTTATGGTTGATGTCATGGAAGCGCTGGAGAAGGCGTGGGTGTCCGCTGTGGACCTGGAGAAGCTTGAAGCTCGGGCGGACAAGGATATGGGAAAGTTGACGCGGTTCCAACGGCCCGAACGGCCCGGCGGATAATATCGGCATGGTGGCCTTTTGCTGTTTACGATTTGAGGCTGACCGAGGGGCAATTCCTTGATTTGACTCCTGGTCAGTTCACCGTCCTGGCAAAGCGTCACGTGGAGAAAACCAAGAACGATGCTTACGAAGAAGATTACCGGGCCGCCATGATTGTTCATGCGCTACTGGAACCAAAACGGGATAGCAAGAGACGACCGGAGCCGTTCACGGTAGAGGATTTCCTGCCGCAAAGGGGCGAAGCTGAACCTGCCCCCAGGAAGGAACAGACGGCAGAGGAACAGATTACCATGCTACGCGCCCGGTTCGGAGGTGGTTGATGATGATTGGCGGCATGGGCGGCGGGGAAATAGCCAGAATGTTTGTCGCCGTTGGAGCGAAAACAAGCGAATATAAACAGGGGATGCAGGCCGTTAAGCAGGGGAATGAAGAAATCAGGACAAGCTCGCAGCGGATGGGCGAATATGTTAAGCAGAACTATCGGAAGATAGGGGCTGCCGCTATGGCGCTGGGCGCTGGCATTGAAGCCCTGGCCCGGAAACAAGCTCCCCTGACCCAGCAGACCAGGCAGTTGGCCCGGTCTATGGACATGACAGAGGACGAGATGAGAAGCCTTGTTACCTCTGTGACCGATGCTACATTCTCCATTGAGGACGCCCTGGGGGTCATGGAAAAAGGCCGACAGCAAGGAATCAGAAATGCCGAACAGCTGAAAGAGTATGCTCAGTTCTGGGATATGGTATCGGATGCCACCGGGGAGTCAGCTGTCAGGCTGGCCGAATCCGGGGCGGCCCTTCGCGCGGTAGGAATTGATGCCGGGAACGAAGCGGAAGCTCTTGATGCGCTGGGGTATATCTTCCAGGAGACTTCTTCCGATGTCGGGGAGTTTTTGTATTTCATTGAGCGGACCGGACCTGAGCTCCGGGAGATGGGTATGGACATTGAAGATGCCGCTGCCATTGTCGGGGCATTAGAAGGGGAGCTCGGCATGGCGGGCAGGACTGCCCGGAGTGAGTTCAGGCAGGCCATCCGGGATGCCGACGGAAGCATGGAGAAGATGTTGGATACCCTGGGATTGACAGAAGAGCAATTTCAGAAATATATCGGCACGGTGGAAGACAGCGGGGAAGCGATAGAAAAGTCCGCAGAAGATGCAGGGGAACTCACCACCACGCTGGAAAAGCTACAGGCCAAAATGCACGATATCGTCTATGAACAAGGGAACCTGGTTGACGGCATGGGCAATGTCAGTGTGGCGTTGATGGGGCTTTTGCCTCTAATGGAAGCGGCAAGGGTCGCAAAGAAATTGTGGGCCGCTAAAACGAAGATTCTGACCGGGGCGATTGCTGCATTAAATGTTTCAATAAAAACTTTAACTATGACCGCTGGAGGGTTAATTGCTCTTGGGGTTGCTTTTGTTGCTGGCATGGAAGCGTGGCGCAAAAAAATAAATGAAGTTTTCGAGGAGACATCTCATTTAGCTTATATTCTTCGTAATTTCCCAAACATTTTCTTGGGTCCTCTTGGAGTAGTGCAAAACGCGATTGATATATTTATGAATTGGGAGATTTATATTCAACGGGTGACAGATGCATTGAATTGGCTGATAGGAGTATTAAACCGCATCCCTGCTGTTGACATTGGCATGATCGGCGGAACTGGCTTCGACCACACCGGCCACCCCGCACTCGGCGGATCTCCCGGCCTTGCTACTGGCGGGACGATAACAGGTTCCGGCACAGCCTGGGTTGGTGAACGTGGACCGGAACTCCTGCACTTGCCGAAAGGTGCACAGGTGGAACCGCTCGGAGCCGGCGGGGTGACGATAACCGGGAACACATTCCACATCCGAGAAGACAGGGACATCGAGCTGGTCGCCAGGGAGCTGCACAAATTACAGAAGCAACGAAGCCGGGGGGTGTAGCGGGTGTTCACATTCAGTTTTAAAGGAACCGATATCAAAGACGTTGCGCCCCCCGGAAGTAGGATCAATGTCACCGATGTTTCCAGGCCGGTGATTTATCCCCGGACCCGGCACAAGGTGAAGATTCCAGGCAGGGCAGGGACCTGGGACTTCCCAGGAAGCGTGGCAGAGGATTACACCGTTTCGGTGGAGCTTGCCATTATCGGGGATGCGATGGCATTGGCGGTGGAGTGCGCAGAGGAAGTAAGAGGACTTATCCAGGGACAAAAAGGGACGCTGGTGTTCAGCGACCAACCGGAGAAGGAGCATGGGGCGGAAGTTTACGAAGCAATAATGATGCGCCACGATGGGGCCGGGAACATTATCCGGGCTTCGATAGTCTTCGAGTGCGACGCGCAGCAGGAATAAAAAATAACTGGGGAGAGTGAGAAAGATGGCGGTAACGCATAAAATGTATGGGCCTTTCTTTGAAAATTTGATGAAGGGTAACATCCCCGACCTGACAGATGCCGGAACGACCGTCAAGGTCGCGCTGATGTATGAGGATGGCGGCACACCGTTTTCCTTCGACCAGGACCACGACAACTGGGACGATGTGAAGGCGTTTGAGTGCGATGACGCCGACTACACGCCTGGCGGGGAAGAAATCACGGACAAGCAGATCAACTACGAGAGCCGGGTGACGACCTTCGATTCCGGTGCAGACCCGAAAGAGGTAGAGTTTACGGCGGAGGGTGACATAAAGGCGACACATGCTGTTATTTACCTTGACGAGGCGGCAGACGCAGACAGCAAGCTGATTTCCTGCATCGACTTCGGCGGGGAGAGGGAATCTGTGCAGGGAGCTTTTCGGATTACCTTTCATGAAGATGGGATATTTAAAACGACGGTGGCTGATTGAGATGGCAGAGAAGAACAAGCAGAAAGCCGTTGATAAGGAATCGGTGAAGCAGGACGCTAATATCGTCGCTAAGCCTGCTTACAGCAAGGGGCAGATAGCGGAGCTTAAGAAGAACCGGAAGAAGGTGAAGTGAGATGACACATCCAGCCGATAACATGGCAGTTGGTGCGGGCAAGGCCTATGATTCGGAAGGAAACATTGTCTGGCCCGCTGAAGCGGTGGTCAAGACCAAAGTCAAGAATGTGGCGTCGGTAACGCCTCATGACACCAATGACCTGGACAACGAAACCATCGGGGTCTACGTCGGCACAGCAGGGGATTTAAAGGTTAACATGGCCGGGGAAGGTGAAGGGATTATCTTCGCTGACCTTGCGGCAGGAATCTGGCATCCGCTTTGCGTTACGAGGATATACGATGCTGACACCACAGCCGATGATATCCTGATTGCGTGGTGATGGTATGGCAATCGAGGTATATTTCCAGTGGCGGCAGCGGGGTGGGAGCTGGACCACGACGACAGCTCAGGCGGTAGAGGAATCCGCAGAATTTGAGGAAGATTTGACCGGCCTGGATACGGAGAATGAAGGCTATGAGTTCCGGGCCGTGGTTGACGATGACGGCACGGTTACAGAGGGCAGTATTTCCAGCTTTGGGGCGGCTCCGGATATTGTTCCCAGGTCGTCATTGAAGCTTAGTTTGGGGGTGAGTTTATAATGTCCGATATCGAAATCACGACCCTATCCGCAACGGACATCACGGAGA